TTTGTTTGCTGATGCTCGCTGGGCACCAGATGGCACCACAGACCCAGTGGCAGATCCATTCCCAACTATTGTGAGTTTGTTGACAAGCAATTATCTAGATCCTGATGCGCCTGATCCTGCACTGTATCCACAGGGTATGTTGTTATGGAATGCTCGTCGCAGCGGTTACAATGTAAAATCTTTCCAAGTAGATTATTTTACCACCACAGCTACCGACTACAGCATTAGTGCATATTCTAACACTACTACGTATGCAATAAATGATTTTGTCAGCTACAACAATGGCATCTATGTGGCCACTGCTGCTGGTACAGGACATACGCCCAGCAACACTGCTTATTGGGACTTGATTGTTCTCAACACCTGGCTCACAGCAAGTGGCAACCGTCCAACCGGTGCCATGTATGGCGGACGCCAGGCACAACGCAAGATGATTGTGGCTGCCATGAAGAGTGGTATTGACACCAGTGTGGCTGCTAGAGAAGAGCAAAATGGATTCAACCTTATTACTACTCCAGCATATCCTGAACTGACTCCCAACATGATTGCTCTCAGCAATGAGCGCAACAACACACTGTTTGTTATTGCTGATACTCCAATGAGACTAGGGCCAGATGGCAACAGCTTGGTTGAATGGGCTACCAATAATCTTGGCCTGGGATTGGCTACAGAAGACGGAAACATTGCTACCAGTAACTATGCTGGCGCATTTTATCCAAGTTGCTTGACCACAGACCTAGGCGGCAACACTGTGGTACAACCTCCAAGTCACATGATGACACGTACTATACTGCGTTCAGATGCAGTGAGTTATCCATGGTTGGCGCCTGCTGGCACACGTCGCGGCGTGGTCGACAATGCCACAGCAATTGGTTATATCAATGCTGTCACTGGTGAATTCCAACAAATTGGTGTGAGCCAAAGCGTAAGAGACATCTTGTATGAACGCAACATCAATCCCATTACGTTTATTCCGGGCATTGGTATTACCAACTTTGGCAACAAGACCACCACAACCACAACCACTGCATTGGATCGTATCAATGTGGCACGTTTGGTTTGTTTCTTGCGTGGCCGACTGGAAGAAGTTGGAAAGTTGTTCTTGTTTGAACCCAATGATCAAATCACACGTAATTCTATTGCCAATCTGTGCAACAGTTTGATGATTGACTTGGTGGCCAAACGTGCTATCTATGACTACCTGGTGGTGTGTGACTTGAGTAACAATACTCCTGCACGTATTGATCGAAGTGAATTGTGGGTTGATATTGCCATTGAACCAGTGAAGGCTGTGGAGTTTATCTACATCCCGTTGCGTATCAAGAATACCGGCGCAATTGCAGCTGGTGGTTAATGATCAAGAGTTGGGGCTGAAAAATCAGCCCCAACTCAAAGGTAAATAAACATATAGGAGAGATAACAAATGGCAGTTTCATCATTACAGCGCATGACAGTACCCTTGGCAAGTGACCAAAGCTCATCAACCCAAGGCCTGTTGATGCCTAAACTCAGATATCGCTTTAGAGTGATGTTTGATAACTTTGGTGTTTCAACACCCACCACTGAATTGACCAAACAAGTAATCAGTTTTGCCCGCCCAAATCTTACTTTTGAAGAAATTGCGGTACCTGTTTACAACAGCACATTAAAGCTGGCTGGTCGCCACAGCTGGGCCGACTCTGTTTGCGAAATACGCGATGACGCATCTAACTCAGTGTCTAAATTGATAGGCGAACAGCTACAGAAACAAATGGACTTTTTAGAAATGTCCAGTGCTGCTTCGGGCATTGACTACAAGTTTGTGACCAGATTTGAAATCTTAGACGGTGGCAACGGTAACAGTGCTCCTGTTGTATTAGAATCTTGGGAACTGTATGGCTGTTACCTCAAAGCCGCAGACTACGGTGCCATGAACTATGGTACCAACGAAGCAGTCACAGTGAGCATGACCATTGCTTATGATAATGCTGCTCAACTTGGTACCAACGGATTGACCACATCGGGCATTGGTGGCGTAATTGGTCGAACAGTGGGCGACGTGGTCACAGGCGCTGGCGCAGCGTAATACCTGTGGGTAGCTTTGGTCAGGATTTTGCCAAGGGATTCTTTGGCACCGAGGGAACTCGGGATTACACTCACGCCAGTAAAGTATTCCGGACCAATGCCTACGAACTTAAACCTAGGTTTAAGTTTCTTTTCAGTGTGTCATTCACAATCAACACAGGACAAATTCCTGCACTGAACGGTATATTTGCCACAGACGATGTGAGCAATCTCAGCTACGTGGTTAAATCAGTGAACTTACCCACATACAGCATAGATACTGCCACAATGAATCAGTACAATCGCAAAAGATTGATACAAACCAAAATAAAATACAATCCTGTTACCATCACATTCCATGACGACGGCGGCGACAACGTACGAAACATGTGGTACAACTACTATGCCTACTACTATAAAGATGCCAGCCAAAAATATGGCAGCGATGCCAATACCAACGGTAGTGCAGGCCGCAGTCAAACTCAACAAGATGGATTTGGTGGCTGGGACCGAGACATATATTCAAATGATAGACAGGTCAACGACTGGGGCTACATTGGTGAAAGCTACAATGATGGCACCAGCTCAAACAATACCTCCAATGGAAAACCGCCGTTTTTCAGAGACATACGCATAGCTGGATTTGATAAAAATCACACGTATGCAGAATATGTGTTGATCAACCCAATAATTTCTGGTTGGCAGCACGACACATATGATTATGCTCAAGGCAATGGCATCATGGAAAACAAAATGACCATTGACTACGAAACAGTCAAATACTACGACAAAGCACCCAACAAAAGTGCAGTGCCTTTTGCCAATCCCAGTCATTACGACACACGCCGCAGTCCAATTGCTCGCCCGGGATCTACCAACAGCATATTTGGCCAAGGCGGCCTGTTGGACGTGGTGGATGGAATCAGTTCAGATTTACAATCAAAATCAGTACTGGGCTTGATTGGTGCTGTGCAAAAAGCAGGAACATTCTACAACACCAATCAACAAAACGGCGGATTTAAAAAATTGCTGATCAACGAAGCCACGGCATTGGGCACACAAGCCATACAAGGTGCCATCCCGGGCGCAGTACGTGCGGTGGCCAACAGAGCTGATGGTTGGATCTTTCCCACTGCACAAACCAAGCCCGTCAACACTCAACCGGCAGGTCCTACACTAACACAACGTATTGGATTGAGATAATGACCACAGTCAACACTACCAATTTCAACATTGATCAAACTGTCAGAGTTTATGATCAATTTTACAACTTTGACGTCAATGTTCCTGCCGACGAATATGATATTGTGTACAGTTTTTTCCAGAGAGAAATGACAACTCCCCGCGCAGCCGGCAATTTCACAGTGAGTTTGTTTCGTGTGGCCCAAGAAACTCAAATACCTGCATTGACTTTGTTGCAGGGATTTCAAGGCAGCGGAGCCAGCAATGGTATCAATCTCAATGTGTCGCTGGCATACTATTTAAACTTGATTCGTGACCGATCTACATTGCTAGGGGTGGGAACGCCAGTGGTACCCAATTATTATCCTGCACAGGCAGTGTTACAATGAGTCATTGGGCACAAGGCAAATACGAAGTGCTGAACGCTGCCAAGTATGTGGGCAATGGTATTCCTCGTTATCGTTCAGGTTGGGAACTCAGCTTCATGCGATTCTGTGACAACAACGAACATATCTTGCAATGGGCCAGTGAGAGCATAGCTATTCCTTATAGAAATCCTGTGACAGGAAAAATGTCACAGTACATTCCTGATTTTTTAGTGACCTATCGCAACAAAAACAACACCATGCGAGCTGAGTTGATTGAAATCAAACCCAAAAAGCAAAGTGTGATTGAAAGCAAAATGAACTCAAGAGATCGTGCAGTGGTAGCAGTGAACTATGCCAAATGGGATCAAGCCACAAAATGGTGCAAACGCAATGGGCTGAGTTTTAGAGTGATAACCGAATTGGACATGTTCCACAACGGTAAATCTAAATAGTCAATGCGACTGTGCCACTAAATATGGCATGACACGAAAACTTGAGTCCTTGTTCGATCTCCCACCCTCCGCAGCAGAAGTTGACGCCACAGTTCCTTCCATAGAAACTTCACGACTGGCCCTGGCTGAATTAGATGACAACATAGACAAAATCAACATTGCATTGCCGACGGTACGCGGACTTGATGCCACTGATCAAGAAATGGACGACCTGGCTGCTCTGGCACAAGACAGCTACAAAGATCTCATGGATCTAGGCATGCAAGTGGATTCAAGATTTGCCAGCGATATCTTCAGTGTGGCCAGCAACATGTTGGGGCATGCCATCACAGCCAAGACTGCCAAGCTGGACAAAAAGCTCAAGATAATTGATCTACAGTTGAAGAAAATGCGCCTGGATCAAAATGCCAAATCCCAAGAAACCGGTGGCGAAGCCATACCCACAGCACAAGGCATGGTGTTGAGTCGCAATGATTTACTGGAGCGATTGCTGCGTGGTAAAGACCAAAACACTCAAAAAGAATAAATATACCATAGGATAATCACATGAAACCATTTGCCAAATATCTAGCCGAAAGCGAAAAAACCTACAACTATCGCATCAAGATAGTGGGTGATGTGCCCAACACGTTTGTCAAAGAGCTGGAAGGCAAATTGACACAGTTT